TCAAAGATATTGATAGCATAGCGTTTTTTTGTGATAAAGATAGCGCGATCTCCAATCAGTTCTCTGCCTGCTTTGATGATCTCTCCATTTTTTCTTGGACAATGGAAAGCACGTTCCATGAATGCAGGGAAGCTCAAGTTAGCTTGTTCAGCTATGCTATCATACAGGGCAATGCAAGTTTCCTTGTTCCACTCTAGTTCGCCATTTTTAATCTGCTGACTTAGAGCAGGGAATGCGGTAAAATAGCAACTGTCAGTATCTCCGTAAATGATAGCCTTACCTTCATGAGAGTATTCCCCAGTCACAGTCTCATTGATTGTACTCATCATGTGTCTGACAATCTGTCTACCTGTGAGCGTGACAGACTGACCTAATCTTTTGTCGTAAAATCTGCAATGTTCATTGAGCAATGCGCCATAGGCTGAGTTGAGTAAAATCTTGCGTACTAGCTGACGTTTATCCCAGTATTCCCTATCAGCCTGAGTTGCAGATTCTTTGAGTTTCTTCTGCATTACTTTACGATCTGAGTACCATCTAGAAAGCAATCCAGGGATTACGCCTTCCTGATCAGATCTAAAAATAGTACCGTTAGCAGACAAGATGAGAGTGTTGTTAGAATCAAATATCATTTGCCAGATTTCGGCAGCAGATTGCTCTTCGCTTGTGCCATCTTCATAATCAATTGTGAGCATTGTGCCACGCTCTTGACGCACCACTGCTTCATATTCAAGAGAGCCAAACAGACCTTCCCACAATAGAGAAGTCATTTTAATATCGTCGGTATCTTTTCTTCGCTTTTTCTCACCAGCCAGTTTTTTTGCTTTTTCCATCAGATACTGATCGGTCATAGTCTGTCTAATCTGACCAACTATCGTTTCAGGTGCCATATTAAGTGCTCTGATTGCAGAAGGATAAAGAGAGTTGATGTCAACTGCACCTACGTACTCATGAATACCTTTCTTTGGATTAGCTACGAATGCACCAGCAGCAGTAGTTTCTTCATCTTCTTCGTCATCAAACTCTGCATCTGTACTCTTCTTATTAGGAACAACAAGCCCGCGTTCGTGTGCTTCGTTGAAAATAGCCATCTCGATCATTTGTACCGAACCCATGACTGTGGGAATAAGCACAGTATTCTCGTGAGCAAGAGTATTTGCCAGATCAAGAAATTTCAGTTTGTCATGAATTCTGAATAGAAGCATCGTGTCCTGGCGATTGTATTCAATGAATTTCTTGAAATCACGGTTGTACAGTTGATCTAGGGTGCCTTCGTATTTTGTCTTGGTTTCACCCAACTCTAGTTCAGCGATAGAATCCAGACTATAAGAGTGTCTGGACTCGTAGTTGTACTTTTTGTAGAGTTGCAAATAGTCAACATGAATTCTGCCAACCAGATCATAGGTGCTTTGCTCTTTTCCAAATCTGGTAAAAGTACGCTGTTTAGGAAATTGATCCAGCAGACAGAATTTACGAGTATCATTTTTTGTCATGATCTTGATAACACGATTTACCAAATAAGGAATGTCATATCCCTCAGAGTTCCAGCCTGTCATTACATCAGCGTCTTCGATCAGTTGAAACATAGTTTCAAACATCTCTATTTCGCTTCGAAATAGAATGCAGTTAGAAAAATCCCGAGTTAGATCATTAGCAGTTTCATCGCTCAGGTGTTTAGGAGGAACTGCCAAAGTGATCAGTTCGCCTAACCAGTCAAGATACATTGAGATAGAAGTAACTGGATTGAAAGGATCGTCTGTAGGAGCATATCCTTGATCAAGATCAAATCCTACTTCGATGTCAAAGAAGCATGTATGAAGCTTTGGTGCATCTGATTTGAGATAGTTCTCAGATAGACATCTGAATACTGGATTTATGTCCGCTTCAAAGGTCTTTCTGTTGCTATGAACACGCTTTTCTTTCTCAAACTCTGAGCGTTTACGAGTGGAAAAGCGCGACACAGAATTGCCAAATATCGAACGATATTTACCTTTAGAATCTTCGTAGTAAAAAACATAGTTAGCGGCATGCTCGCTGTAGTGACGAACTCCCTCTGAATTCCGTTCTACAACGAGTATGCGATCACTATCGCGATCTAAGATCGCATCCACATACGACATTAGAGAGTTCGACCTACCGTTTCTAGAATGGTATTCAGTTGTTCATTCTCTTGATTTGTTTCACCTAGCTTGGATTTATAGGCAACTTTAATTGCCTTTTTCAGAACGCTGGGCTTGACTTCCAATTCCTCGGCTATTGCCTTGATCGTGTCAGTCAGACCGCCATTTAGCGTTTCGATTTCACCCATCACACCGATTCCATCTTGAATCAATTGTGTGAGTTTGATTTTAGCTTCGTTATTAAAAGTTCGGGTTGTCATAGTATCTCCTTTCTGATTTGATTTAGTGTATGAACGTAGCGTGAATAAGTCAAACATTTTGCGCATCTAAGTTAGATAGCACCATTTTTTTGACGACCTTATGCAATCCTGGATTAACCTTCAAGGCTACAGGCACAAGATGTTTTCTGACATAATTTCTGGTATAAAGTTCGGACTGATTACTAGTATCTTCTGCCCATTCCAGTGTATGTTTTCTGCACCAATACACAAACTGATCTTTGGTCGTGGTAAGAAATGGTCGATAGATATTCTTGTGTTTAGGCAATACGATTTTAGAATTGCCATGCAAACTAGACCACAGATAAGTTTCCACGCAGTCATCAAGATGATGAGCAGTGACCACGTATGGAAACTGCGCCAGAAACCCATATCGTTGATTGCGCCAGAATTCTTCCCAGCTTTCCGTCTTGGGCTTGCTTGACTTGAGATATCCCTCTGTAAGGGTCAGTTTATTGCTCTTGCAATATTCACGGACTACTTTTTGTGCGAGTTCACTGTTTTCAGTTCCGTGATGATAGAACGCACAATGCACTTTGTGATTGCGTTTCAAGAAATCCACGACAGCAAGACTATCTACACCACCGCTGAAGGCAACGGTAAGTTCTCGTGGGAGTTTAAACAGTACTTTGATCATACTGCTATGATACTACACTTTAGCTAAAATATCAACTATTGAAAAATTTGCTTGTTTTTCTTGCCGTATATCTTGATGTACTTTCCTGCAAGTTCGTCCGCTTGTTTTTCAATAGGAGAACCTGGATAGCTGCTGTTTGGCTCAATTAATCCTAGTTCATGCTGTTTGATATGAACTAGCTCATGACACACTGTTCTTAGAATGTCTACTAAATTTCTATTTTTTGCATAAACCCAAATACTACCATCGCCCGGTATCATTTTACCAGTGTGATGATGCTCTTGCGCTTCAGCATGATCTAGACTGAGAATAATTTTTGGTATTTGATTGATTTTTAATGCATTAGCTGCCAATTTGACAAATTTAGCAACTTCGTCTTTTTGAAAGTTGATATCCAGCCCTTCGTTCAGTTTCTTTTTGATCCAAGCATCAGGAGTTTTTCGATACTTTTTGACCCAGAGATCGTGTAATTTTTTCGCACTAATCTTATGCGTTTTAGCGATTTTACGCATGAGTTTATCAATCGTACCGTAATTGTGTTTAGAAAGACGAGGTAATTTTTTTGCTAGATCGGTAACTGCTGATTCATTGATACTCTCACCGCCGCCCCCACCGCCGTCTCCAGACCCACCTGAAGAATCTCCAGATGTGCCCCCACTAAAGCCGTAATAGCCAAAGCCAGGATAATAGTACCTGTTTAAAGTTGCTTTCTTCTTGCTAGCCTTCTTTTTCTTGCGTCGATTGGCTCGCTTGATTTCGATAATAAATTCTTTTGCACGCATCTTGTATTTAGCTTGACATCTTACTTATCATGAAGTCATAGTATTCTGTCCAATCTCCCTGCCAAGCATATGTTAATAGTTTTGCGTTCATTCTAGCCATTCGATAGTAACGCATATTGTAAAATTCTATGAATTCTTCGTGGGTAATACGAGCTAAACTGAGATTGCCATAATCGCATACTATCTCCACTAAAGGAGCAGGAGCATAGATCTTAATACGACGATCTTTGAAAGAAATAGTGTCTATTTCCAGAACTGGAAAGACTAATCTTGCTTCTGAGGCTGCTTCTGGTCCAAAGACGTATTGGACATGATATCGGCTTGATATTGAAGATAAATGGTCTGTAATCGGGTTTGAGTCTCGCTTGGTAAAATAAGCATAAATTTGATTAAGGTAATCATCAACATGATGCTCAACACGAGTATCGTTAACAACTCCCAATCTATTCTTTTTATAAGACGATTCATAATCTAGACTTTTTAAGTCATGCATCTAATATTTAGTTGCACCAACTTTTCTTTGCCTCTCCAAAGTACGGTCTGGCAAAACCAGACTTGATGAGTAGATCTCGGAGACTTTTGCCATCAACGAGTACATCGCCTAATATTCTACCACCAAACTTATCCCATTCCTTCACAACGATTTGAGTATTTTCTGCATTGTAAACAGTTTCGGTAGTAAACTTGGTGGCTGATTCACCTAGAGTAGCTTCCTTTTTGCATTGTGCTCTGCCGCCCTTTTCTGGGGTGTCTACTCCATAAATTCTAATCTTTAGTTTATTACCTAATTCAACTGGAAGCCAATCTACTCGTATCTCAACAGTGTCACCGTCAACGATGCGAACAATTTCGTAGTTGTATGGATTTGCTGATACCGCAGAGCTAGCGAATAGACAGAGCAGGATTAGCAATATCTTCTGCATTATCGGCGCTTTGCTCTTCCAGTCTGGCCAGCAACAATAGAGTCGTTAAAATCAACGACACTCTTGACAGCCTTGTCCTGAAGCTGAGCACGCTCCTGAGGCTTGAGGCTGAGATAAAGAATCGCAAACTCG